CAGCGTATTGACGTGTAAAACTTTTTAAATCGTGTTGTTTATTTTCTTGACTATCTGTATCTTCTTGACTTCTATTAACGTTACGAAGATATGCTATAATTCTTTCTATTTGATTAGTTTCGGAAGAACTAAGTCCAACAGCAGTACTTAGCCAAGTTTGAATTTTATCTGCTTGTGCTTGTTTTAGATCTTCGGGCAAGACATTTAAATTTTGAAAACTAGGAAATCGAACTAGATTAAGACTCATATGAAATTGATGCCCGTTAAACTTTTTTCGTAATTCTAATATATCTGTCATAAACTCTGTTATCGACCAAATACTCAATGCACTGATGGTCATCATTACGTGTATCATGCTGTATTGACCTTCGTTGGCAAATCGAATTAAATTGTTTCTCCACAAGTCATAATCCAATCCCCATCTAATAAATTCTGCATGAGCGCCATATCCCTCTCCGCTAGTATACAAATCAAATTTCTTAAATTTTTTACTAGCAGAAATAAGTTGATTTAATTTTACTTCATCCATTATGAGATTGCTGTTAACAGCAAAATCAAAATTTGTATCTTGACATTCGTCTAACAGTTTCCAAAACCAAGGACTGCGTGTAGGCTCACCACCAGTGATCCGTAGTTCTTGCAAATTGGTTTTAAGACTACCATGAAACCATTTAAAAAATGCCTCAATGTAAGGGTTATTTTCGTTTTTGATGCCGTAGGGCAATGCGAGATCTCCTGCGTTTTGAAATGCTCCGCCGCCGGTTGTTTTTAAATCTGCATAAGGGCCATTAACTTTAATATCGCTAGCCCATGTGGTACTAAATTCTGAATTGCAATAAGTACAACTTAGATTACACAAATTGTCAAAACTAATTTCTAATGTCTTAGGATCAATATCTGCCTGAGGATCTAGTTTAGATAATTGCAGTATTTCAGTTTCCTGATAAATTCGAGTTTTATATACGCGATCACTATAGATATTAGGCTCGGCGTTGTCCTCAACTGTCCAACAATAGGCGCATTCGTCACTGCGTTTGCCTGTTAACATTTCCAATCTTCGATCTTTTTTGAAAGCAGTGTTGTGTAATGCACTAGGATTTTTCATAATCTCAGATACCAAAATGCTATGAGCTGGTGGCAAATGACAGCTTGCAGTTCTTCCGTTGCCTAACCATATTGTAGCATTATACCACTTGGCTGCACAAAAACTAGGGCTAATTTCATTTATGATTTCGATTGTTCGTTTTATGTTTGTTGGCATAATTGATAAAATTCTGTTAGAGTTGGAAATGTTTTGTTAAAGTCTGTGTTGCGTCTTTGATCATATTCAGTAATAAATGCAGCAAAATCTTTTCTTAATTGTGTTTGGTTGGCATCAGTAACATTCATATAATCGATCATACGCTTTAATTGATCAACTTCAGAAAATGTTAAGGTAGCATATCCGTCCCAAACTCCTCTTTCTTTGATTAAATTTTCTACATCTTTTGTAAATAAATCTTTGTTTTTTTGATCTAACAAAGTTAATGATAAAAATTCAGGATAGCGTAAAAAATTAGTCATGAACTGTACCTTATTAAATGTCGCTCCCTTGTTGTATTTTCCACGAAGATCAAGAATATATCGTATAAAGTCTGTATATGTAGTTATGCTTGTTAGATTTACTGTGGTCATAATTGCGACAATCACGTTTGTATTGTCTAAAATCTTTTCTAAATTATTAGTCCACTGATTGTAATCAAGCCCGTATCTTATATATTCTCCAGCTGCCCCTATTGCTTCTCCACTGGTAAAAAATTGAAACTCTTTAGAGTCCCTAGAAATATTTTGAATTTTAGGTATTAATCTATCTATTAAATTGTCAGGAACACATAGATTGGTATTAAGAGCAAATACTAGATTGGTGTTAGGAGTTGATTCAATATAATCCAACATCTTCCATGCATCTTTACTTAATAGGGGTTCGCCGCCAGTTAATCTTAATGTATGCAGATCTTCATACATCTCAGGCCACCATTTCCAAAATGCTTCTACATACGGATTATGTTCCTTGATTGGAATAGGCATTTTTCCTATTCGTTTAAACCAATCAAAATTATTGTATCTGTTTGATGTTGGGTACGGTCCGTGACTGTGTATTTCTTCAAACCATTGACTGCTTAAATCCGGGCTGCAATACGCACATTTAAAATTACAGGCATTACTAAAACTAACTTCTAAATATGCAGGATTGACATCTTTAGTTTTATTTTCTATAACAGACTCAAAATTTATTTTTGCCCAGGCCGAGGCACTCTTGTATACTCTATCACTTATATGTCCAGCATCTTCGGCCTTCCAACAATAATCACACTCGCTAGGTCGTTCTCCGTCTAGCATCTTTTGCATCTGTTGTTTTTTATATTGTGTATTGTGCAGAGCCTTGTGATTTGTTTCTAACTCCGATAGAGAAACCTTGTGAGGACTCGGATGGTGACAACTATGATTAAATCCATTTTGTAAATATAGTGTTAGTTGATGCCATTTTGCTAAACAAAAACTAGGACTCACCGAGTTTAAAATTTCAATAACTTTTTTATATTTTTGTTCTTCACTTGCCATTGTCAAACATTCCTTTGAGCCAATCAAAGTCATTAATTTTTATCAATGCTTCAATGTTTCCTTTATGTGTTTCACCGTACAATCTGCCTTCTTTGGCTCCTCGTATAGCATCTTTGCCAAATAATTTGTCGTCTCCTAGACTGCACCAGATATCTAATCTACGAGAAGTTTCTTCTTCGTTTTGACGATCAATGGCTCTACTACTCAGTTTAACGCATTCTCTAAATGCTGATTTCCATGTATTAAAAGGATCGGTATTAAATACTGTAATGTTTGAAACTTGATCTATTGCTTTAAAATTTTTGCTTATAGATGTTGTCATATCTGATGACATTGTATCCATATTAATTGTAAGTGTTCTAGGTAATAATTTAACTCCACCGTACCCATATACTAAATCATTAATGGGATTTTGTCCCAACCATACATGAACTGTTGAAATTTGTGTTGACCGATTTCCTACATCATAGTGCGGAAAATATGTTATTTCAAAATTAAAATTGTCTACTAATTCTGCATCAGCATCAACAACCCAAAACATTTCAGTTGTTGCTAATTTTGCTGCCTCTATGTGAGCATTATGAATTCCTTTTACTCCGTGTACTCGTTTAGCATCAGGTCTTTTTAATTTTAAATTTTCATAATTAATATCAGCATTTGATTCATTATAACTTATAAAAACAACATCATACGGCTTGGGATTACTTGCTATTATATCTAATTCTTTTTTATTCATGAAAAATCTATAATCAAATTCTTTCTTGCTTATGATTATATTTTTAGAAAATAATACTACACCGTCATAATGCTCACCATTTTTAAATACGTGAACATACTGGTCATCCCACTTTGTTGCTGCGTATTCTAATAGATCAAAAGAGTCGTTTAAAATTATATCATCCCAAATAACCCAAAACATTTTGGTAAATGCTCTAGATTTAATTTGATCAAATGATTCTATGTTTGATAGGCGCTGAGCTGTTGAGTACTTAGACTTAACTGCGGCCCAGTCTGTGTCATTTCCAGTAGTTTTAGACACATAAAAAATATCATACATCTGCAGGCACCGGCATCCTAAAGTAAGTGTCATTAAGATTCATGGTCTCGTTGTATAAATCTAGAGTATATTGACTGTGTTGAGGAGTTAACCACGGCCAGTCTAATCCTAATTGATGTTTTATTTTTGTTCCGTAATCTTGTGCATCTTGTTCTACAACTGTGTGATTGACTTTTTCTTCGTATATAGATTTTAAAATCTCAAAGTCTCTAACATCAACATAGTTCCAGTCAGTACAATTGGTCATCCACGTTCCCATACGTGCACCAAGAACTGCATACTTGCCGTTTTCTTCATGAGCTCCAACTGTAGACCACATACGTAGTCTATGAATGTTGTGCCACCAAATGCGTTCTTTGATTTCTTGAGGCGGAATTCGAACTCCGTCAAGCAAGGTCATTTTAACACCTTCACGAAATCCTGCTCTCCAGGCCTGAAATGGGCTTGCTGTTATAATGCTATCACTAAAGCTCAATGGAAAATTTTTATATCCATCTTCCCAACAAAAATCTACCTGGCCGCGATCGCTGTCTGAGTTTTCGTGTGTTTTCATATTCAACACAAAATCTTTTTTCCAAATTTTTAATCCGCCGTTGCCGTAGCGTAATCCGTTAATTACATTACGGCCACACCATCCATAGACCTGTATCTTAGGATCTCTCATATCTAAATTAATATTAAAAAATCTGCTGTCAACTATATTATCAGCATCAACAGTTACAAACCAATCTGTATCTGATAATTCTGCAGCGGCTTTATGAGCGTGGTCAGATCCTTTAACTCCGTGTACTCGTTTAGCCCATGGTACTTTATTGCATAAATCAGCATAATGCAACTCGGCATTTGGTTCGTCATAGCTGAGGAATATTACATCAAATTCAATGATTTTCATTTTATTTCCAACGTGTAGTTTGTAAACAGTCTGCGTGTAAAAATACTAAATTTTGATCTCAATTTAATTTTATGTATCTGCGGAAAACTGGCTAATTCATCAACTGTAAATCTAATCATTTGTTTTACACTATTTGGGTCGTTATACCCTGTTACTAAAAATATCATTTCTTGCTCGCCCGGCCATTGAATGTTTTTAATAGACGGATTAATTTTAAATTCTAGTACTTCGTTTTTCTTTGAATATTTTATTTTTACGTCTTGTTTTTTTATTTTAGACCATTTTTTCTCAATGACTCTGTGTAAGACATCGTCAATCTTTGTTAAAACAAAATTGGAATTTGCTTTTTTCTGTAATTGAGGGTTTTGTGTTTTAATGTCTACATAGTATGAAAAAATATTAGACTGTCCAGATTCTATACTGTCTAATATTTCAGCATCAACTTTAACAAATTTTTTATCGGTAGTTGTTGGAAAACCTGGAAATATTTCAAATACTGAACCGTCTGTCTGACTGTAAAACGCATAGAAATCTATTTTATTTTTATCGGTATATAAGTCTTCAAATATTAATTGTTGTTCCATACCAATTCCTCTAAAATGTTTATATACTCATCTGTCATTAGATCTTTTTCAACATAGTGTATTATTGAATCTTGTTTATAATTACCTATTTTTAATTGAGCTTCTTCGTTAAAATAAAATCCAACATGATCCGTTACTCGATCTGATTGCCACGGCCAATTTTGCACCATGGGTTTTAAATGTACTATTTTTGGAAAATCTAATTCATAAGAAATTTGATCTTGGATGTCTAAGATTTTTGCTGATAATGCAAATGCTTCATCAGTACCAACTATGCTTGGTCGATGTTTTAAATATAAATTAGCAAATACATCTTGATTTTTTATAATATATCTACCCATTGAAAAAAATTCCAACGACAAGTCATTTTTTTTGAAAAAAGTATAAAAACTATAAAGATCTGGTAAGTTAGATTCAACAAATGTTTTCCTATAAAACTTATTGGTAACAATTTCATCACGGTAGGTATACGACTTGTTACAGACATACAAATCAGTGTTTTCAATAAAATAATCTATCCAATGACTATAGTCTCTTAAAAATAACATATCCGCATCAAGACATACTGTATAATCAAAGGGAGTTAAATGATCCATCCAGCTGCGACCATCCCAACCGTCTTCTTGTCCCCATTCGATAACATGATCAAAAACCCAGGCGGAGTTTAATTTTTTTAACAGACTAGGATCATCAATAACTAACGCAACTTTGTCATATCCTGGCTTTTGAGTATGTTTAATACTCAATGCCAGTGCATATGCTAATTTTAAATAATCTGTGTTCTGAGATGTTTTAACAAATAGTAGATAACCAAAATTCATATTAACCTCATTAAAGAATCTGCGTGCCTCAAAATGCTCTGCTTATTCATTATATGTATATCAGTGTTCTGCACTGTAGACGCTGTGTAATCTCCAGAGTTTTCAAAATCTGTTGTTATAGTTAGTTTTCCGTTGCGATCTACATCAATTAATACATCTTGGTCAAATACTGTTGTTAATGGAGGCAGTGTGTAGGATTGTGTAGTTTCAAAACCGTTGATAATATGTTTTGCTACACTAAATGCTATGTCATTTCTATATTGTCTAGAATCAAATCTAAAAAGATCTGCAAAATAAGCATAGTTGTCTCTAATATATTCGACTAGTTGAAAGAAAAATTTACTTTCATTATTTTTTTTGAACATTACTGTAGTGGCCCAAAAAAGATGTATTCCTGTTTCAGAAACTTTCTTATCTAAAATTTTTTCGCGACCGCCCCGTAGATCATTCATGCTTTCTGCTATCATTACACTCGAGTCAATATCCCAGTATTGATTTAACTGATCT